AGACTACCGGGCTTAGTTCGTCCTTGCTCTGCTTGCCGAGTACCTTGACCTTCGTACACGCGCCGTCGAGCGTCTGCTTTTGCGACACGCTCCGTAGGTTTGACTGGAACTCGAAAACCCAAGGATTGTCGTTCGTCCCTATCTCGAAAACCTCTAGCCCGTCAGGCTGCATTCGCAAGGTGAACAATCTGCCGCTTTTGCTTCCTGTCTCCGTGAGGCTCTTTTTCATGATGCTCCAGATCGGGGCGGCACGGCTCGCCTCCTTTGCGAGTGCCTGTCCTGTGTCTGGAATATCCTTGATGGGAATATTCCAGTCGCCGCAAATCTTCTTGATGCGGTCGCTCGCGGTGCTTCCTTCGTCGAATAAATATTCGTCCTTGCTTTTGGCAAGATAAATCAGACGGTCGTAGATCGTGAGATTCCAGTTGCGCCGCGCCTTGTTCTCGATGTCAACCGTCCAGACGACGCCCGGCTGAATGATGTAGCTGTATTTATCCTCGCCGAACTTCGTCCCGCTGACGCGAATCTCCATGCCGGGCAAGATCGCCGGAAGCCCTTTGAACTGATCGTCTGGGACAGCGAGCTTCACCTTCGCACAATAGGCGATTTCATCTAGCCTGTCCTCTAGTTCGATGCTCTGAACGCACTCGCGGAGGAAATACTTGTCTTGCAAGATAACATCGTACCTGCATACGCCGGGGTGAATCATAGCCGCAACATTCCCTTCACCGCGCCTGCTGCGTTCTTCTTCGCAATTTGTCCCCAGCTTTCGCCGTTGCCAAAATGCTGCTTCGCAATCTTCCAAAGCCCTTCCTGCGTCCCGAATATCCCGCCTGCTACGGCTGGCATCTTGACGAGGCGCGGGCGTGGTTTGAGGTTAGGCCGAGCTTTTGGGCTTTCCTCTGATTCCTTGCGGACGTAAATCTCGCGCCATTCGCGGAACGTCGCGCTGTAATAGATGTCGCCCGGCTCGCCGCCTTTCTCGTATGATTCGTAGTTCGTCAGAAGAACGTTCATGTTGATGTCTTGTGCGCCTGTGATGATGAGTTGGACAGGCTCTTTCAGCCCTTTGACCGGCTCTTGAAACCTGCTTTTCCATGCGTTCATCACAGCATCCGCGCTCGTCGGGGTTGGAGGTGTCGCCGTGACGCAATAGGTCGGGACATATTCTTGCGGGAAGAAACTCTCGAAAGAAACCTCCGTCAGCTTGTCGCCCGTCGTAAAGTCAACCTCCCCAAGATTGAGTATGTTGACCGTCTCCGTCTTGCGCCCCCACTTGACCGTAATCTTTTCGGGGTTGACGGGTAGCTGAAGCTCGATGCCCGTCTGCGAGTCGATGATGAAACAAGAAACCGTGTTGACGAAATTGCTGCCGCCTAATGCCTCGTTCAAAAGCCCGCCTGCAATCTTTCCGAGCCCTTGCCCTTTCGCGAGCCCGTCCAGAAGCGCGTTCTTTGCGCGGTACGACGTGATGCCTATGCCGCCAAACATCTTTCCTCACCCCCTATTTTGGAATCCCTGTTTGATTTCCGCGAGAATCCTTCGCCCGATGGCGAGCGCCATATCTTCCTCGCTCATGTTGTTTCCGATGTTGATGTTCATGCCGTTGAAATTGTAGCTGTCGCCGGTGCGCGTCTCCGTAGAACCTCCGAACGTGCCGCCGCCTGCGCCTGCGAGCGCGGGCTCGAAGCCGCCGCCGCGTCCGACATTCGCGAAAAGGTCTTTGTCAACGCCGAGCATTTGCCCGGCCTGCTGCCAAAGGGAAAGTCCGCGCTCGCGCTTTCCGGGATCCATCGGGATAATCGCTTCGAGCCTGCCGCCCTCTGCGACGGTCGCGAGCGTTTCCCTGTCTACGAAACCGCCGTAGGCAAAGTGTACGCCTGCTGCCTGCTGTCCTTGTCCAAATCCAGCGCTGAACCTCGCTCCGATACCAGAAACATAGCTCCAAGCCGACGCCGCCTTGTTCTTGACCGTCGCAATCGCGCTGTCAAAGAACCCTCCGATGATGCCCGGAATCTGCGAGAACCAGCTTGAAATGCTTGCAATCGTCTGACTGCACCAGTTTGAAACGGTCGAATAAAGTTCCGACATTTTTGCGCTGACGTTCGCCGGAAGTTGCTCGAACCATTGAACGACGCCCGTAATAACCTCCGAGGCAATCGCGCTCGCCGTCGCTGCCGTCTGCGATAACCAGTCGCCTACCCTGCTGGGGAGCTCGCTTATGTACGTGCTCGCGTCCTCGACAAGCTGCGAGAAGTATTCCGAGACTTGCCCCGGAAGATCGCTCAACGTCTGGACGATGTAACCTGCTGCGTAGCCCGCCCTTTCTGGCAGAGTATCGAAAAATTCTTCGATGCTCGTTCCTGCCTCCGACAGTCCCTCGCTGATGGTTGCCCCGAGGTCGGAAAAGTCGAACGCCTGTGCGAGCCGTTCTTTGATTGCTCCGAAGTCGATATTTCCGAAAGCGTTGCCTACCATTTCGCCGAGCTTGTCGCCGGCGAAAAAGCCTCCAATGCTGCCGAGCACGCCGCCAATCGCCGCGCCCGGTGCCGCTCCTACGCCTGCGAACGCCGAGCCAATCGCGCCGCCTGCCGCCGCGCCCATCTTTGCGCCTGCGACCGTGCCTGCCCAATGACCAGCGATGCCGCCTGCCGTCTGGGCTTTGTTGTCCGACGTCGCGAGATCGTAAACATCTCCTATCATCGCGAGCGGCTTTGCAATCGCTCCGCCTGCCTTACCGAGAAGCGAGCCCGCCTTGCTTTCGCCTATCCACTTCATGGCTCGCCCGATTGGGCTTACCTCTGCCGTGAAACGTGCCGCCTCTAGCCGCGACATGATGCTGCCGCTGCCGTTCTCTTTTGCGAGTGCGAGCGCGTCCGAATAGATCGCCGCGCCTTTCTCGCCTCCGAGTGCGAGCTTGCCGAGTGCCGAGCCGCCCTTGATGACGCCTCCGAGAAGTTTCCCTCCGCCGAGCATCGCGCCTCCGAGGGCGAGCCCTGCCGCGCCGACGAAATTACCAGAAAAGAGTGCGGACAGGCTGCCTTTGAACAAACCGACGAGCGCCGCAAGAAAAGCCCTCATGCCTATCTCTGCGAGCTTCGTCATGACGCGCCCGAACTGCTGACCTCCTGAACCGCTCGCCCATTCGTCGATAGCGTCCATCATTTTGTCGAGGACGTAAACGATTTTGTCGCCCCAGTCCATAGCTTGGAACTTGTCGTCGTCGCCGAGCGCGTCAACGAAATTGCTGATGCGCTCAGATAACTTGCCGACTTGCTCTGCCGCTCCGTCTGCGTTTGCCCCGAAGAAATCCGTGAGGGCTTTCGCGACTTTGCCGATGGCTGGTTCGAGCGGGGCGAGTGCCGTGATTTGGAAATTCTGAAACGCCGACTGCAAGCGGACGACGTCTCCTTTCGCGTTTTCCCATTTCGTTTTGGCAACGTCCGAGGCGGTGTACTTCGTCATTTCCTCTTGCATCTTCTTGACGCCTGCCGCGCCCTCTCGAATCATAATCATGCCGCCGCGAATCGCGTCCGAGCCGAACATGCTATTGAGTAGGCTCTGCTGTTCCTCCGGGTTGAGGTCTTTCATGCTCGTACTCAACAGATCGGCGATTTCAGCGAGCGACTTCATGCGGCCCTCTGCGTCGTAGAACGCGCTCGTACCGTTTTCCGTCATAAGGCCAAGCCTCTGGAATGCCTCGTATTGCTCCTTCGTCGTCGGCTCCAAGCGCATCAACATCGTTTTGAGGCTTGTGCCTGCATCGCTGCCCTTAAGGCCATTCTGCGCGAATACTGCGAGGGCCGTGTTCGTATCGTCGAACGACATTCCCACGCCTGCCGCAACAGAAGAAACCGCGGACAATGCGTATTTCAGTTCGTGAACGTCGGTCGCTGAAGCGTTCGCCGCCCCGGCGAGAATGTCCGCCGCGTGCGCTGCGTCGTCCATGTGAAAAGCGTTCATCGCCGTGCTCATAATCTCTGCCGCCTCTGGGAGAGACAATTCGCCCGCCGCCGCGAGGTTGAGTGCCGCGTCTGTCGCGCCGTTCATAACCTGCTCAACGCTCATGCCTGCCTTTAGGAGCTCCGTCATGCCCTGCGCGGCCTCCGTCGAGCTAAACTGCGTCGCCGCGCCGAGGTCTAGGGCTTTCTTTCGTACCTGTTCGAGCTCCGTGTCGCCCATATTGGTGAGCGCCTTGATGTTTGAAATCTGGTACGAGAAGTCCATCGCCTTTTGTGCGCTGTCTACGACGAAACCGCCGATGCCTGCTGTCGCCGCTCCGATGCCTAACATCGCCGCCGGGCCTGTCAGCCCGTTCTTGATGCTCGAAAGTTTCCCGCTTACGTTGTCCTTCAGCGAGAGAGTAACCTGCCACGCCTTTCCTGTGAGCGTCCGCAGGCGGCTCTGAACCTTCGTAGCCTTGCCGCTCGCCTTGTCGTCCGCATCGACTTTTGGCTTGCTCACGAAAGCGTCAATCTTGCGGAACATCTGCTCTAGCCGGTTGATCTTTTGCTCTGCCGGTGCTGTGTCGGCCTCGACTTTCGGCTCTGCTCGCGCATTGCCGAGGCGGTCGATGGCTTTTTCTGTCCGCTTGAAGTTGTCCTCAACCTGCTTTACCTTGCTGTCAACGCGCGACATTTTCGCCGTTAGCCGGTCTTGCATATCGAGGGCGAGGGTCAAGCGGTAGAACTCGCTGCTTTCAGCCATTCTTCTTTGCCTCCACCTTTTCTATTGCTTCCTTGTCCGCTTCGAGCTCCAAGATGACGGAACACACAAGAAATCTTTGCTCGATTTCGGACATGGAAAAGAACTGTCCGGGCGTAATGTTGCGCCGAATACTGAGCGCGTGGAGAACGGATAGGAACGTCCGCCCTCCAGCAATCAGTTTTTTAGATCGTCAAGGTCGATATTGAAGCCCGAAACGTCGAGAACGGCCTCGCCGAGCAGGCTAATTTCGCCCGCAAGCAAAAGACGTTTCACGACCTCCGTCCCGCTCGAAGCGCGGAATTTTTCAAGGAGTTTCGCGTCGTTCCAGTTGGGCTTAACGCTCGCCTGCACGATGAGGCCGATGTTGAAATTCTCGTAATCGAGCTTATCGACCGGGCCTTTCTTCGTCTTGATGCTCTGCGTGTTGCGCTCGCGGGTGCGTGCGACCTGCTTGCCCGTGAGCGCCTTGACCGTGACAGGGATGCCGAGCCGCTTCAACGGAACAACCATCGTAGGGACGTGCTCCGGGTCTGCCGCAAGAAGTTTCGTGATGATGTCGGCCTCTTCCATTTCCTCGTTGATTTCGAGATTGTCGTCTTTAGCCATTGTGATTGGTGCTCCTTCCTGTTACTCCGAAATGATGTCAAGCAGCTCGAATCCCTCGAAGGTGAATTTCCACTCTTCTTCGATTTCCTTCGAGTGCTCCCAGTTCGCGAGGTCGATGTTGTCGAACATGACGTTGGTAAGGCGGATGCGCTCTGCGCCCCATGCCTCCGGGTCGTCGAGCGTGACGATGAGCTCCGTCCTCATGCTCGGCTTGTCGTTGTGAGCGACGGCAGAGACTTCTTCGAGAAGTTCGTCCGTGACCTTGTAGCCGCTGATGCTGCCGCTGCCTTTCAGCGAGATAACCTTGTGACGTACCCAGCGGTCGCCTGCCGGTTTGATTTCTGCCTTGCCGATTTCGACGGACGCCTGACATTTGTTGTACTGGCTAAGCCACTTGCCCTCTTTGTAGATGTACCCGAACGTGCCGACGACGGCCCGCACGCTGTCGAAGCCCGCGCCGGCGAACCGCTGCAAATTGAATTTCAGCATTGTGTTCTTCCTCCCTTACTCGCAGACGAAATCCGAGAAAATCTGTTCGATGACGTCCGTAATCTGTGCCTCCCACTTGAGGAACACCTGATTGGGCTCTGGCTTGATTGTTGCGTTCGCGCCGTGGTAGGTCGGGTCGAGATATACGTTGTACGTCCCCGGCTCGATGATGCCGCCCTGTGCGCACACTTCCATGTACTGCTTGCACGCGCCGACGAGTGCCTGCTTGCCCTCCGTCGTGTTGTTGATTTTCCCGATGTAGTTGTCCTCTGCCGTCTGCTGCATATCGCTGTCGATTGCGTCCATCGTGCGGATAGAACGAATCTTTTTGAAAGCGTTATTCTGATTCTGCCGCAAGGTGATGAGCGAGTTGACGCCCATAAGAACCTTGACGATGCGCCCGTCGTAGACGAAAAGGAAAACGCCGTTCGTGACCGCCTTTTCCTGCTCGCTCGAACGGCCCCCGCGCCAACGCCGCGTAACGTCGTCGAAAGAAGTTGCCGCGTAGGTCGTGCTTTCCGTCATGCGCTGTCCTGCGATGAGACCGGCGACAAAAGGAGCGACCTCTGCGCTGCAATACGAAACGCCGTCGAGAACGACGCCGACGCCTACGTTGATGATGCCCTCATGGTTGAAACCTGCCGAGCGCTCGATGGCTTTCTGTACCGCGTCGTCGGAGGTGTCGTCTGCCGCGCTGCCGCCCATGATGCACATGATCTTCTTGCCGTTCTTGCGCATATTGATTACCCAAGAGGCGACGGACGTCTGAATCGCCGGGTCGTAGATGCCGTCGAGCGTGAGGAAGTTGAACGTTTCCTGTTCGAGATCGCTCAACATGGCGATGTAGTTTTTCGCCGCGATGTCCTCGATGCCAGAATTGCCGCCTGTGAGTGCCGTGCTCGTGATGGCCTTGAAATCCTTGCCCGTGACGTCTGTGTCGGCTGCCGCTTTCGCCGCCGTGATGTACGTGTTCGCCGTGTTGACGACGTTGATGAGCTCTGCCCACGTTTTGAAGGTGTACGTTTTCAGGAGCGTCGTTCCTTCGTACAGCTTCATTTGCTCCGTTTCTTCCTCCGTGAGCGACGGGGCAATCGTGACCTTGAAACTGTTGCCGCGCTCGCCCTCGTATTTCGCCGTGAGCGTGACCTTTGCCGCGCCGGTGGAATCGTTGAGTGTGAGCGTTGCCTTTGCCGCCTTGTCGCTCGCCAAGCGGTAGCCGAGAATCTTTTTCGCGCCGCCGAGGCAGCACATACGGAGCGTTTTGTAGAACGTGCTGCCGTTGGTATCCTCCAACGCGCCAAACGTGTTGAGGATATCCGTCTCGCGGTAAATCTCCGTGAAGCCGCCAATCTTGCCCCAATGGGCTTTGTATGGGACGACGACGGTACCCCTGTCGCCGGTCGTGACCGTCGCGAGCGCCGCCGCCTTGAAATTCATGTAAAGTCCCGGAAGTTTCGGGAGGTCTGTAATCTCCCATTCGCCGCCTGCCATGTTACTTGCCCTCCTTCGCCGTTACCGGCTTGTTCAAAAATGCTTCGACTGCGTCGCGTGCTTCCTTCACGGTGTAGCTCGCATCGCCGTCCTTGCCATAGAAAGCACCGTCGATGACCTCCGGGCCGTAGCCGAAAAGATCGTGCGATGCCTCTTTGAGCTCGCCGAGCGTGTATTTGACTGCCGGTGCCGCGCTCTGCGTCGCCGTCGTCGTCTTTGCGTCAGCCATTTGTGCTGTCTCCTTTCAAGATCGTGCCGTCGATGCCCGCCTTGCCCATGAGTGGAACTTCCTCTCGCGGTCGCCGCGTCCTACGGCTCAAAATTGCCCGCAGATGCCCTTGCTTCATGCTGTCCGTATAAAGTGTCGCGTTGATGGTTTGAAGCGTCATGTAGGAGCGCTCAGACGGTTTAAGCGGTATCTTTACCGTCGCTCCTAGCCACTCTGCGATGAAAGCGGCAATATTCGCTTCCTCAACTGCGTTCCTGCCGAACACATGACAGGCAACCTGCTTCTTAACGTCGAACGCGAGCGCCCCCGCGTCCTCCATCGTCGCGCTGTCCAGCCTCCACAAGACGGACGGGCGGGAATACGTTGTCGGGAGTCTGCCTCCGTAGACGTTGTATCCCTCTCCGAGCTTGTCCTGCGTCCATGTAACAAGCGCGTCTATCCAAGGGTCGTTGTCGAGCGGCCCCGGTGTCCCTGCCGGTTGAATCGCGAGGGCATAGAAAAAGACGCACCTTGTAAGCGCGTCCCATTCTTCGTCTGTGATGTCCTCGCCCGTGCCGTCGTGTATGCACGTCAGCACGTCGCCGTCGTCGTCTTTGAGCGGCTGCATATCGAGCGCGGCTATAACCTCTTTCGAGATCGCGTCCGCCTCCATCATGCTGCCTTGCTCCACATAAGGCCAAACCTCGACGCGGGCTCTGAACCCTGCCCATTCGGTATTGTCGTCCTCTGCCGTCTCTTTGACGATGAGGTACGGCTTTTCCGTGTCAGGCCCCGCCGCGAACGGCTCGAAAACGCGCCCCTCTACCTCTGGAACGCCGTCTATGAGCGCCGCGCGAATCATGTCTCGCATTTACGCTCCCCCTTCCCACAAGGCAAGGACGGCTTTCTTCAGTTCCTCCTTGCCGTGCTCTGCTGCTGGCAGAATGGTAGGGTAGCCCTTCGTGCCGGGGTGATGAACCAGCCGTACTGGGTGGCTCGCCCCGTTCCAGTAAAGGGCTTTGCGGCTTTTCGGGGTGATGATGTGGGGAGGTGTGCCTTTTTCAAGGTATTTGCCGTAGCGAACGCCGTGCGAGATCGTCATTTGGCAGGTGTCCCCTGCCTGCGTCGCTCGCCCGTTGATGCTCTGCCTCGCGTGCGCGGTACGGTCTTTCCATGCCGCGTGCTCTTTCGCGTAAGTCTCCATGCCTTTCGCTACATTGTCGCAAAGTAGCCACGTCGCGGCCTTGCCTCGCGTGACGTACTCTCGCGCCTTGTCGCAAAACATCTTAGCTCACCACCTTCAACGTCCCGTCTATGCTTGTCCTCTCGCCCTGCCAGTAGCGTGGAATGGCAGAAGTGACGCGGAATCTCTGCCCGAACGCCTCGAACTCATCCGTGACGGACGAGCTGCATTGTATGTCGGCCTCTGCGTCCGCGAGGAACGCCCAAAAAGGCGCGTCGTTTCGCGAGCCCGCCGTGCTCTGCGACACGTTCACGGCAATCTGCCTGCCGCCCTGCTGAAACAGGCGAACCGTGAACGGCCCCGCCGTGCTCTTTTCGACCTTGCGCCCGCCGCCGTTCGCCGCTCGCGTCGTCCGCTCGATGGTAATCTCCGTCGGGTTTTGCGAGATCGTGAACGCGACGTCCGCCTTGCGTAGCTTTGCGAAATCGTTCATACCACGTCAGGCCTCCTAAGCGAGAGGACGCGGCTGCTTGCTCCGAGGTCGGCCTTTGCCGCCATTTCATCGTACATTTTCGCCATTTCGAGGCAATACTCCGAGAAGTCGCTCCCGGAAGATCGCTCGTATGTTTCCTGTCCGATGGTGTACTTCGTGAGCTCGCCCGCGCCGCTCGATGCGGTAGCCGCCTTGAGCCTCCACCCTTGCGCCGCCGCCGCGTAAATGTTGTCCGCGTCCTCTAGCAAGTCGGAAATATCTTCCTCCGAGAATCCCGTATCGGAAGCCTCGCCGCCGGTGGGAATCGTCTCGTTAATGAATCTCCGTAGCTTGCGGACGGTGCTCTCAGTTACAGCTACCATATTCGTGCGCCTCCTTAGGCGATAGAGACTTCCTGCACGTTCTCGTCGATGGCCGCGAACACGCCACGGTAAGCGTAGCCGACAATCTGCTGTTCAACGAGGCGCGACAGGTCGCCCGCGTTCGCCTCGATGCGCAAATCCTGCTTGACGAGCTCCTTGAAACCGCGCTTCGGACGGATAAGGTAAATCTTGTCCGCCGGAACGCCTGCGTAGGTCGTCGCTTTCTTGCCGACCGTCTGCGTCCAGCCGTCGTAGTAGATGATCGTCGAAATGCCCGTGATGGCCGGGAGCGTCGTCCCGCCGAACGTGTAGCCGCCGCGAAGTGCCGCCTCGATGTCGAGCTGGTTCGCCTTGCTCGCGAGCATGACCGTCGCCGGGCGTTTCTTGACAATCGTCTGCTTCAGGCCGTCCTTGATGGTGTTGTAAAGCGTGACGAAAGCGGGCTCGCCGTCTGCCGCCTTATGCACCGCCGTTTTGTTGTCGGCCTTGTACGTCGCCTGAAGAATGGGGCCGAGGTACAATTCGTTGAGAAGTGCGTTGTACGCCTCGCCCATCGCTTTGTTGAGCATTTCGACCTGAAACGACTGGTTGAAATCGCGAATCTGCTTCGTGTACTCGAAACCTGCCGTGTAGGTGTTGATGCGTGCCGTGGGGCCGTACTCTGCTTCGAGCGTGCCGAAATGAACCTCCGAGCCCTCGAAAGACTGTGCGAAAACGCACGCGCCGCGCAGCGCCCATTTCGCGTCAAGAACCTCTGGCAAGTTGCTGTCCGAGATCGTGTCGTAGATCGGCTTGTAGAGTGGCTGTACTTCCTCGCGGCCGAGCTCAACGTCGAGCACGACCTTGCGCAGAAGTTCCTTCGACACGTTCGAGCCGCCGTAGGTAATCATTTCGCCGAGCGGCTTGCTGAACTTGAGCGTCTCCATTTCGCCGTTGACGATTTTCTTGTCCGCGTACTCAACCTTGCCGCCGAAAACAAAAGGCACTTTCGTCGTGCCGGTGTACTTGCGCCGCTTGTCGAGCATTGTTTCCTGAGATACGATATCCATTTTCCTTTTCCTCCTTCGTCCTTATGCCGTCACCGCAACCGCCGGGGTACGGATGAACTGAATCGTGTTTGCCGCGTCTTTCGCGACCGTCACCTTGCCGACGAGATACCCCGCGACTTTCTGATCGGTGAGAACCTTCTTCGACGTGTCGAAATACACGTCCGCGCCCTTGGCAAAGGTCTGCTTCGTGTCAATCTGCGAGCTGATGTACTCGCAGTTTTCAATCTGGAGCGCGACCGTCTCGCCGTTGGTGTTGTTCTCTGCCTTGATGGTTTTGAGAACCGCGCCGAAAAAGCCGTCGAGCACGTAGAAGTCGCCTGCCGTGACGCCCGTCCCTGCCGGGACAGTCACCTCAACGCTCTTGCCGTCGCTGACCTTCAACTGGGAAATGCTGATTACGGTACTAGGTACCGGCTGGCCGATGTATGCCATTGTTCTTCGTCTCCTTCCTGTCTTAGAGTGCCGTCATGGACGACACGAAAAAGCCGCTTTCCTGCGTGTGCTCTGCCTGCGTCGCGGGCGGCACGTTATCGAGGTGCGCGTTCGCGAGAACGGCCTTGACCGTTTCGTCCGCGAGAACGCTGTCAATCTCGCCGCAGATCGCTTCCTCCGTCGCGCCGTCCTCGACGTGCAACATCTTCTTCACGAGGCTCTGCGCCATTTCGCCGCTGACCTTCGATTTGACGGCCTTTTCGACGAGTGCCTGCGTGTCCTTTGCCTTTGCGCTTTTCGCGAGCTCTGCCGCGCCCTTGACGGCCTGCATGAGATCGTCGCCGGTCTTGCCGCCGAACATTTCGCCGCACGCCTTTTCAAACGCGCTCGCCGTGTTGGTGTCGGCCTGCTTCTTTTCGTCGGCCTCCGTCACTTTCGGCTGCGTCTGCATTTCGCCGCACGCGGCTTTGAGGTCGTCCTGCGTAATCGTGCCTGCGTCGAGCAGGTCTTTCAGTTCCTTCTTCATCGGTGTCTCTCCTTTCTGAATCTCGCCCGCAACGACGGGCTCCCAAATCTCCTTGCGCCTGACCTCCGACGGCTCGCCGAGAAGCAGGCTGCCTTTGTCGGGGTTGCGGCTGTAGGAAATCTTGTAGTAGCGCGTGCCGCCGCCCTGCGTGTCCTTGTACGCTATGCAATAGCCGTCGTACACGGAATCAACGCTGACGTAATCGCCCGCACCCGTTCCGAGCTTTTCGGCTGCCGCGTCGCGCAATTCCGCTCGTAGCTGTTCATGGCTTTCGTCTGCCTGCGTGCTCGCCGCCGGCATAACGCTGTCAATCTCGCCCGAGATCGCCGCAACGCTCGTAGGCATGCCCGCCCGGTTGAGCGGTGTCCAGTCGATAGAAAGTCCCTTGTAGTCGGTGACGTCTGTCTCGCCTGTGACTGCATTCTGCGTGAGTTGCGGGTAGCCGTAAATGCTGACCTGCGAAACGGCTTTCCCGCGTACCCATCGTTTGAGATCGGGTGCGCTTTTGTCGATGAGCCCTCGGAAGTACGCTACGCCGTCCTTCATCTTTGCGCCAATCCAATGCGTGACCGGCTGGGGGAACTCCGTCGCGACGTCCTCTGCCTTTTGGTGTCCCAAAAAGCCGGGCAATCCAACGGAATTTACCTCGCCGACAATGCTACTGAGCGCGTTTTCGGTGTAGTTCCAGCCTCGCGTGCTCTTTCCCGCCGGTACTGCCATAACGACCTCTAGCGGGTCGTCGTCGCCCTTCTTCAGCGCGTCTGTGTTCGCCCACCCCGCAACGGGAATGTCGTCCACCTTCATTTCGCCGGTGAGCCGCGCCGTGAGCCCGATGAATCTTGTTCTTTTCGCTCCCATCTGTCCTCACCTCCTTTCGGTGTGGCATAAGAAAACGCCCGCAAGAAAATCCTGCGAGCGCAATCTGCGTCCTGTGTCAGTATATAACGCCTTTTTCGTGCGGAATCGTCCCGATGTCGCCCTCCGTTTTGAGGCTGATGAGTGTGTCGAAGAACGAGTGAAGAAGAACGTTGTAGTACGAAAGCATCGAGCCTTTCGGTGGCTGGTAGTTGTTCGCCATCGTCTCTAGCTCTGCTTCGTCGTCGAGAACGCTCCGAAGGAAGGAATCTTCCTCGCCGTCGAACGTGACCTTTACGCTGCCGTCGTCGTCCTCCGTCGCCTCGATGACGTAGGTGTGCTTCCATCGCTTGCCTTTCGCCGTGATTTTCGCTTTCATGTGGTTTGCCTCCTAGAGTATTGCCAAGATGCCGAGAATCCATTCGCACATATCTTCGTCCTGCATGAGGGTGAGCGGGTCTGCGAAAGCGAGCTCGAATCCCATAGAAACAAGTTCGTAAGCATATCCTCCGTAGTCCTTGCCCATGTACATTTTAACGAATTTGTCGCGCCTCGCCTTTTCCTTTTTGTCGTAGCCCTCTCCAAGCCATTCTAACGCGCATCCCTTCGTTCGTCTATCGTAGAACGCCTTTTCAAGCTGCAACAGGTCTGGGACTGTCTTTTCCATCCTGTGTCCGATTTCGTGAAAAGCGCACTTGATACGCCGTTCCTCTGCCTCGCCTGTTACTGCGAGAACCTTGTAATAATCGTTGTAGTATCCTCTGCTTTTGATTTTCTTCGTTTCGAGCGTCCCGCGCTGAAATGACATATCCGTCCACTCTCGCGGGTAGTGCCGGTAGGCTTTCTCAACGGCCTCTCTTGCCTTGCCGCTTTTTGTACGGAAGTGTTTTGCGAGCTCTGCTTCGTCTACGCCGACCTCTCGAATCTTTCCGAGGTGCGCCGCGAGCGTCTTTGCGTTTCCTGTCCATCTGGAATAGAACGCCGCGCAGTATTTCTCATAAAGATCGTGCTTTGTTCGTTCGAGCCGCTTGTATTCTTCGTAATTATCGTTTCCGATGTGCCGCTCGCGCTGGTAGAAGTCCCTACATGCTTTTACTGCGTCGTCGTATGCTTTGTATGCTGTCTTGTGAGCCGCCTCGCGCTCTGCGAAAGAAGTCTCCTTTTTGAGATCGTCGAGAAATTCCTTTCCCGCCGCCTTGACGGTCGCCTCGCGCTCTGCCGCTGTCATCGTCGGGAGAATCTTGTAGCGGTCGCGCAAGTTCGCGAGCGTCTTTTTCTCCGTCTTGACCGGCGACTGGAAAAGCGTCTTGCCGTTCTTTGTGAATAGATCGCCGCCGCTTTTCTCGAATCGCTTGTAGTTCGCGCCGTACCACTTTTCGATGTCTGGCTGGCTTGCTGGGTCACTCGCCCATGCCCGTAGACGTTTCGCTAGCGCGACCGGGTCTTCAGGCGCGGGCTGAATCGTGCAAAGGCAGTTGGGGTGTGCCGGGCTGAGCGGGCAATCTTTCGCGTCGTAGTAGCCGTGACCGTCGCCTCCGTTCGCGTATGCGTCGCAAATATCCGCTCGCGGGTGCGTGTTGGAAAGAA